GACTTCCACCACACCATAACCGGCGGGTAGCTGTCTCAAATTTTCTGCTAACTTTTCGTCTTCGGTGACAATCTCAGAAGACGGACTAAAGGTCCGGTCCTGGCGATGTCTCAGAGGGAACGTAAACGCGCTCCCGTCCTTGAAAACAAGCTCCTGTCCTACACAGTGCAGCTTCGCAAACTTCCATCGAGGCTTTTGCTCGACGGCTGGTGGGCTAACCAGCTCTTCTCTTTCTGGAGAGGCTGGGGTCGCCAGCTTCTCCGCCCTTACAATTCTCTTAGCCTCCATTGGGCTTAGGTGATTTTCTGCAGCGACTGCGCGTAGCCGAAGGCGTTCGCGAAGCGGAGCTTCAGACCGAGCTTAGCCCGGAACTGCTCCTTGTAGCTGTCCTGGCCCGGGGTCTGGATGTTGGGTTCCAGGAACAAGGGCTCCATAGTTTTCTGCATGACGTGCGCCAAGTCCACAACGAACATCCAGTCGACGAAGGTCGGGATTTCTTTGAGGAGCGGGTGGAACGCGAGGTCGAGCTCACCGAAGGGAGTGTTGACCACGGTGATGTTCATACCGAACACAGTTTCCTGGTTCATGATACGGAACCCGTTGGCCGCGCTGTTGGCGAAAGTGCTGAACACGCTGTAAGCGGTCGGGCCGCAGAGAGCGAGCTTCGCGTCCGAGCCGACAGTCATGAACGAGTTCAACCAAGCATTGACGTTCGCGAGCGAGGTGCCCGAGCCGCCGTTACCGTTGAGTGCGTTGACCGTGAGGCCAGCAGCGTCGACTGCATTCTTGATGCCGCCGGTGAAATATTCGTAGCCGCCGGAAGCGCCGGTTGCGCGCCGTTTCAGGCCGAGCAAGAAGCTGCCTTCGATGTCCTTCGAAATACGTTCGAGGGCCTGGATGCGCCGAGCCTTCAGAGGACCGGCTTGGTCGGAGCGGAGCTTGTTCGCTTTGAAAGCGTTCGAGAGCTCGATGACCGAGTTGAAAGTCTGCACGTAGTTCGTGAGAACCGTGGGCTCTTCGTAGGAACCGCGAGAAGGAACCACGCCCTCTTCTTTACCAGCAGTAACGATGCTCCAGGTGTCGTCGATGTTGATGACGGTCGCACCGGTAGGCGCGGCGTCAATCGACCGAGCCACGGTGACCGTGTTGGTCGTCGGGGTCGCGGTCACTTCGATATACTCGCCGGTCCGCGCATTGCGCAGAATGTGACCCTGAATGAGGTAGGGCCAAGCATCGACCGAGGAGCCGCTGGCGGCTGAGAAAACGATTGTGCCAGAAACGCCCTGAGAGACAGGGGGAACGGCGTTTGCGCCGGACGTATGGTCGGCGAAGATTTCCCGCTTCACTGGGTCGCGTTCGAACCAGTTGAATTCGGTGTTTTCGGCGGGCTCGGCTTTCAACCGGGACATCAGCCCGAACAGCGTTGAACCGGCATTCATGCCTTTGCTGTTACGGACCAAGATGCTCTCCTGGTATTCACCGACGAGGTCGCCCTTATTGTCCAACGAATTGCTTACGTTGGTTTGAGAAAGTAATCCTGCTACTGCGCTCATGAGTTATGTCCCCTTGTTAGGTTGTTTCGATTGGACGAAGGTCGTCCTTACACTGGAAGAATAGCCTGATTAAAACGCATTGGCAAATGGTTGGGATTTTATGTCTGCAGAAAATGGTTTTGAATCTGGGCAAAAAGAAGCCCCGCAGGCGAAGGTTAACCTGCGGGGTTGTGATGATGACCGGAGCGGGAGCTCCGTCTTTGCGACTAGTCTTGCAAATCTTTTGCCACGCTTTTGTGGAAGTCGGGCGTAGAGCCAGCCGCGATAGCAGCCGGTGAATTTCCAGAAGGAGCTTGAACCCGGGGCTTAGCTGGCGCGGCGGGCGCGGCGGCAGCGGCAGGTGCGGGAACGACTGCGGCGGGCGCGGCGGCAGCGGCAGCTGCTACATCGCGGGCGGCTTTCTCTCTCCAGGTGTCGGTAGCAGTGGGAAACCACCGCTTGTATTCGGTCTGCAGCATGGAGTCGACTTGAGCGGCGACTTCCTTGCCGAACTGGTCCTGAGACATCGCGGCGACTTGCTGCGGGAACTGCGCTTCGAGGCCTTGCGCGATTTCTCGAACGAGGCTCATGTGCGGCTTGAGGTCCGGGAAGGCTGAGCTGAATTGCGTCTCAGCAGCAACGCGAGCGATGTCCTGGTGGTTGGTTAGGAGCGGGGTCAGCGTGGTCTGCAGATTCTGAATCATCGGCTCCAGGTCTTCATACATCGACTTGCGAGCGAGGAGCGCCGTGCGGGCAGAAACTGTTGCGAGCTTCTGGCCGAAGAGTTCGACAGCACCCTTGCCGCCGGACAGAATGGTTTCCATTTCGTCTTCGGTGACGGGGAAGCTGATGGCTTCTTTCTTGATGAAGCTGTTGACCCAGGCTTCCTCGCGCTGTGCGACGTCGGCCTTCGAGGCAGCAATCTCCTCGGGAGTCGGTTGACGCTGAGCAGCAGGAGCTGCGGGCGCGGCTGCGGGTTTCGGTGCGGGCGCGGGAGCCGCCGGTTTCGCAACCAGGGCTTCGAGCTCTTTGACGGTGTATTCCTTGTCGCCGATTTTGACTTTCTCGGGCGCGGCAGGAACAGCAGGTTTTGCAGGAGCCGCCGGGGTAGCCGGTGCGGCAGCAGCTGCGGGCTTCGATGCAGGAACGGTCTCGGTGGGCTCTGCAGGTTTCGCCGGTTCCGCTGGCTTCGAAGGTTTCGGGTCCAGAGAAGTTTCCAGTCCTAGCGCGCTGGCCGGGACGGTTAACTTAGCGGGAGGGTCGGGAATTCCAACGGGGAGATTCGGTGTAGCAGCAGGTGATGGTATAACCGCTGCGGGCGTTTCGAGTGTAGCTGCGTCTGCCATAATTATTTTTCCTTCAGTTTGTTGATAAGTTCGGACATTGCGGGTGCGACTGTCGTTCGGGCGAGGAATTCTCTGCTCCTGCGAGCTTCTGCAATTTCTCCCTGGACTCTTGCGAGCCCCTCGGGCGTAACGTTCTCAAGCGAACGAACCAATTCGGCGATTCGCTGGTCGAAGTGTGCCAGGAGAAATGAGTTGATTGATGAGTCACGAAAAACGCACCAGCGTGATTCGACCTCATTCTTAATGCCTTCAAGATGAAACCTCGTTTCCACTTACACACCAATATAGCCCGATACCTCTTTAATTGTCAAACAGCTCAAGTGTTAGACGGCTTCGGCTGCGGAGCCGCAACGCGAGGAAGCGTTAACGGCGGGAGCTCGGGAGCGGCGATACCTTGCGGGGTCGGTCCAGGTGCTTGAGCCGCCGGTTGAACCGGGAGAGCCGGTGCGCCAGCCATTGCGGGACTGCCTGCAGGACCAGCAGGTGTTCCGCCGGGAGGCCCGCCAGGAGCCCCACCCTGTGCAGCTGCGAGCTGGTCTGGAGTGTAGACGAAATTTTCGACAGAGACACCGGACGCTTTCGCGGCAGCGAAGATAAGCAGGCGTGGGTCGAGGTTGCCAGGAGCCGGTTGAAACACCTGCGGAAACGCTGTCGCCGCTTCGAGCAGACGAGTAATAGCCGCGACCTTGCGACCGTCAGGCCCAGGTAGCGCTCCGTCGTGCGCGATGAAATCAAACTCACCTTCGATTGTGTCTCGGGAAATATTAATGGCGTAGGCATTCGCTAAAGCTGGAGGAAGATTTTCGACGTTGGTCGATTTGAATTTAACCATCTGGGCATCGTTCATGAACTGTTGAAAGTTCGAAACGAACTGCTTGGTCTGAGGCACGAGGCCCTGGACAGAGAGGAGACGAGCGAGCGCAGTCATGCGTCCGGCACTCATTTGCTGGGTGCCTGCATATTCGGTCGCGCTCTGGTCACCAGAAGGTGTAACCCCCTGCATGTTGGAATTTGCAGCGGTGACGGACTCGGACCATTTTACGAAGTCCATCGCTTCCTCTAAAAAGTTTTCGGTAAGGTCCTTGATGGGGACCTGCGTGAACACGTCACTGATTTTCTTCCCGGCGGCTTCGGGGCGCAGAGAAATAAGCAGCCCTTCCTTGTCGGGGTTCATGAAGTCGGAGACGTCCACACATGCGGGGTCATAGACAAAGATGTTGCCCACGGTCCGGCTCAGTGCTTCCTGGTGTCGGTTTTTCAACCAGTCAACGTAGTCTTGAATGCCTTTCAGCATAAAAACCCACCCAGGAGAAAACTGGAAGTGCGCGTTAGGCCGACCTTCCGCAACAGAATATGGATACATCCCGTGCGCGTAGGTTGACTCGGTCATGGATAAGAGGACATCACCACCAGAAATAAGAATCTGGAAAATTACAGGCTCGTCACCCACGTCATCAGCGTAAATCTCGTTGTCGCGAGGCACGAGTCGCACCCACAGCTCCCAACATTCAACGTTCCCAGTGTCGTTCTTGTCGGCTTGAGACGCGCCTGTAGGCTGTAGTGCGCGGGTGCGCTCATACGCAGTGCGCGAGAGGCGAATCTCTGCAGGGTTAGGTAGAACGCCAGGAAGAGAGGGAACAGCGGCGTCAGCTTGCGCGACACCTTTCTTGGCCTTCTCGACGAGTTCGGTGACTGCGGATGGTAGAACATATTGTGGATGGTCTGGAGAAAGTTTTGCGCGCCTGCGGAGCTCGGTCACGGGAATGACTGTGCGGTGACCGGCGAAGCGCATTTCCTGCATACGCCAGAGAGGAAGAGCGGGGTCGCAAATCCAGTCGTAGGGAGAGACGAGCTCCATGTTGTTATAACCGCCGACTTCGACATTCGTCCGTCGAGTGCGCGGGTAGGTCTTCGGTTTCGACTCGCCGGTCTCGGGGTCGGTCTCGGTTTCGTCGGGGATGGGCACATCTTCCTGCACCATCTGCGGACGGAAAATCGGTCTCCAAGAATTGTAGAAGATGCCACGGTTAACCGCGAGAGCGTCCTTAGTCCAGAGGTAGCCCATCTGATACGAGCCCCCAGGCTGCTGCTCAGAATTCCAGCGAAGGAGCTGGTTCACAAACTCGGCAGGAATTTCGTCTTCCGGTCGTCGGCCTTCCACTGCATTGGGCGTAGCCTGACCGAAGAGCACTTGCGAGACGTAAGTTGTCATCGTCTCGATTTGCGTCGAGGTCATCGGCAAAATGTAACGCTTCGGACTGCCGCGCTCCAGGGCGTCCATGTCCTTCTTCGTGAGAGGGGCGTAGACGTTCAGGATGTCGTAAGCGACGTCGAATTCATTCGACCAATACGCGAGTGCGTCTCGGCCCAGGCGCAAGTAATCCTTCGCGAGCTTGACCATCTTCGCTCGGAAATCCTTGTCCTTCTCAATCCGCCTTGCGAGTAATAAGTCCATAAATCGTTAAACAAACCCACCACCCAAAGAAGTTCTCAGAGCCTGCACCGCTGCGTAGAGCGTGCCGCTGTCCGTAGCGTTCATGCCGGTAGTGACGGCTGCGAACGAATAGATGCGCCCCAGTGCCTCGCCGAATGTCCCGTCTGTGTTCATTCCGATACCCATTGAAAAGTTGAGGTTCGAAATGTCCCCGGTCTCGGCTGTAGCGATGCTACCGATAGATGCGTGAGCGCTGCCGCTGTTGGCAAAATACATGTTGAGGCTGGTGCTACCCGTGCGCTGGCAGGAGTAGAAGCCGTTAGCTCCTGCGCCAGCTACGGTGAGGAGCACTTTCCCGATTTGAGTTTTTTTATTCCCAGAAGCGGTGCCGAAGTAGAGCCCGTCACCGGTCGCAACGTGGAGGGCTCCGAAGTCTATAGCGTGCTGAGGGTCAGCGGCGATGTCGTAGCCATAGAGCACTACGCCCGCACTGTTAAACGACAGGCCAGAAAGCGACGGCTGAATAATGCCAACAAGTGTCGGGTCTCCGACAATGTTGAGTGCCCAGCCGTTCAATCCGCTTCGACCGTCGTAGTTGTCATGAGCTAGATTGTCCCAAGGGTCGACACCACTTGGACCGACGATGAGAGGAGTCCGGGCGGCAATCACACTGTCCGGAGCAAAGAAATTGCACGCAACGATTTGGCTCCTGATGTCCCTGATTGCCAGATTGAATGACGCCAGTGCTGTGAGCGTGTTACCGCTCGGCATGGGTCCACCGTTCACCACAACTCGACGAGCCCATTGGTCGCCGAGAGCCATGAACGGAAGGTCGTTGACAGATTGCGTAATCATTACGGTTGAGCCGCGAAGACCGCGACGATGTCGGTTTCAGCGGTGCCGTAACAAGTGAGCGAGAGCACCGCGATTTTTCCACTCGCGAGCGTGACGCCTGCAGAGTAGTCAGCCCCGAGCCATTTCCAACTCGCGTTGAAAGAGAGTGCTCGGCTAGAGCCGTTCGAGTCAATCCGGATGCTCTTGAAGAGACCGTTCGCTCGGTTGGCAGTAGAGAAGGTCGGCGCGCCGGTTAGGACCACCCTGTCAAACTCTTTGCCCGGGGTGAGGTCGATGGCGATTGCGCCGGTCGTGGTCGTCTCGGTTCCGCTTCCGAGGAGGTTGACGAAGCTCGCGTCGAAGTTGGTGCCGGAATTTTTCTTAACGACCTGACCAGCCGTGCCGCCGGTCGGCAGGGTGCCGCTGTTCAAACGAAGGATTTCCTCGATGCGGTCAAACTCTGCATCCGCCTGAAGGCCGAAGAAAACTCCGGTGATTGCGACCGTGGTGTTGACGTTGATGTTGACCTGGGAGAAATCACCCTGGTCGGCTTCGAGATAAATGGTGTGGGAGCCGCTGACATACGCGCCCTTGATGGGGTCGGTGTCGAGGACGTTCGGGTGCAAGAAGACGCGCCGGACTCTATTCCAACCGGCATTGAGCTGGACCGCTTCAGACAGAATGTCAGCAGCGAGGGTGCCGCCAGCGTAGACATTGCTTTTCGCGATGCGAACACCGAAGGTCCCAGCGATAGACGAGTAGGCGAAAAAGTTGAGCTCGACGATTTGATTCGACAGAGCCTTCGGCGAAGCGTTCACAACCTGAGTGACCTGAGCGAAGCCGGTGCGTGCAACGCCAGGGGCGCGCAGCGGGCCGGACTCCAGGTCGATAAGCAGAAGAGAATCACCGATGACTTCCGCAGGGGGCTCGGTCACTTTGCTCGCGGCCACTGCGGCGGCAACGCCGATGTTGCGGATGCGAATATATTTGTTCGTCCCGACATCGGTCTCGTCCACGTTGAGTGCCCAGGAGCCGACAAGGTCTGTCGAGGTTGCGACTGTGCCCGCACCGTTACCGACTTTGACGTCGAGGGTGCCGGTGCGAAAGTCGCCGGTTGCGAGTAAGTTTCTCATAAAAGTCCTTTAGTCTCTGGAGAAGCCCCAGACGAATTGTAGTGCGCCGACAGCGTAAGTTGGGGTTGAGCCGGTCGAGGCGATGACGGCAGCGTAGAGGTTGTTGCCGCCAGAAGATTTCAAAGAGGTTCGAAGGTTCGACTTCACAGCGACAGCTTCGCTGGCAACCGTGACGTAGTCGCCGGTCGCGATAGATACGCGAGCGATGACCTTGAGGTCGTCCGTCGAGAATACGAAGGCGGAATTGTCCGTGATGGTCGCAGCGGCTGGACTCGATTCGAAAATCAAAACGTCGAGAGCGACTTTTTGGTTGGACTTGTCGAGCAGCACGAGGGACTCCAGAAGACCGCTACCGTTCGGGGTAAGCGCGCCTGTGAGGGTCTGGGCCGGTCCGACAGAGTCGCCGACAGAATACGGAGTCGTGGTGATGACCGGCACGACTTTGATGACGGTCTCGGTCCGAGTAAACTTGGAGAGGATGCCCTTGAGCAGAGCAACCACTGACCAGGACGAAGTGGTGTTCGTCGCAGCGGCATCGGCCAACGCACCTTGCGTCACGTCTGCGCCGTCGAGAACGGTTTCCGCCATTGTCCCGATGGTGATGTCACTCGGGTTTGTAACCTCTACTTTTAAAATTACGTCCTGCATAAATTATTGTCCTGGTTGACCAGCGTTCTGCTGCTTGCCCGCATTGATGGCAGAAATTACTTTCACGACTGGCCCGGGCGAGCCGTCCGGCTTGTTGAGGTGCATCAGAATCGAGCCGTCTTCCTGAGTCACTGCCGTGTATTGCGGCAAAACATTCTGCGGCCCGGGCGGCAACAGTCCAGGCTGGCCCGGGTTGCTCACAGGAGTCGACTGCTGGATTGCAGCAGCGAGGTTCGGAGCGATAGTGCCTCGGCCTTTGATTGCGCCCATAGCGTCAGCCGATTGGCTGGCTCCGGGGACAGCTGAGGGCATCGTGTTCGCTCCAGTTCCGGAGCCTAGATAATTGAGGGCCATAAATTAGCTCTCCAGGTCCTTCGCACTCGCGCCGGGGGCTGGTTTGTTTTCTTTCGTGGGGCGCTTATACCCCAAAATCTTTTCCTCGTCGCCGCTGTCAGCGGGCTCTTCACCCTCGTCAGCGGGCTCTTCGGACTCTTGCGCGGGTGTCTCGCTGTTCTCTTCCTCGGCGGAGCCCTCGGGGGCGATTGGGCCGGTAGCTTCGAGGCGGATACTCGGGCCGGATTGCTCGCTGTGGGACTTCGAAACGACTTTGAAATCTCCGGAGATTCGGCAAGTGTGGCCCACGTCGTAATCCATGAAGGGTTCGGCTTGGTCACCGTCGAGCATGAGTGACGGCTTAATTTCGGGCGCTTCGGCTGGCATTGATAAATCGGGCATAGAAAATTCTCCTTAACTCAATATACGCAGGTTTCCAGATTCTGGCAACCTCAGTAATACCGTTTAGCCCGATTTGGGGTCGGCTTCACGTCGAGCGGACCGGTTAAACCCTTTTTCCCCTCGACCTCGGCGCGGATAAGTTTCAAGCAGTTGAACTTGCCGTAGCGCGATGCGTCCGCGATATGGTCGAAGTTGCCGCCGGACGGTCCTTTGAGCGGCTCGTCTCCTCCGAAGCCCGCCTCACCCTCGACAGGATACCGGTAGCCGCCCAGGCTCGCGACGTAAAGCATCGGGCAGCACTCCTTGTCGATTTGATAAATGTGGTTGCCCCACGAGTCTTTCTTTTCGAGGAGCCGGTTGTAGACGGCGATTGACTCCGAGAGACCCATCCGCATGAAGCCAGGATAAATTTCGTAGGTGCTCAGCACTTTGATGTTGGAGCCGAGGGAGGTCTTGGCGTTGCCCGCTGGGTCGCAATAATCCTTCACACCGTTGCAGACGGAGCGGTCATTCCAGAAAGGGAAAACTGTGTTCGTGATTTCGAGGACGGCTTTACACTGCCGGTCGGTGTCGGACTGCATCGAGAATTGTTCCGCGAGGTCCCACCAGTATTCGTCCTTGCCCACGGTCCAGTAGGCGGAGAAGACACACGAGTTGGTCGCACCGAAGTCCCACGAGCGAATCAGATATGCGCCCTTGGGCCACGGCAAATCTTTTTTCGAGTGCGGCTCCTCGAAGGCGTAGAACACGGGGGTGCCGTTGAAGGCCTCGGCGTATTCTCCGAGCACCATCCGCTTATACATCGCAGCGTTCTTGCGGTATTGCCGCTCCAGGTCCTGGACGTAGTTGGGCGGGAGGTTGTGTGCGTTTTCTTTTGTCGGGATGTGCCAGAAGCGAACAGCGACGTCGTCCTTGGTCTCCTCTTCATACGATGCAATCCAGTGGCGCGGAGAAGGAGGATTTGTGTCGAGGATGACGCAGGTGTCTTTGATGAAGCCACGGGGGTCACACGTCTCCGGGTCCGCGCCCTTCCATCGCAAGCAGGCGACTCCGAGGTCGAGGTCACCACGCGAGAGCTGGTCGGCTTCGACGAAGATGAGCATTGAGCACTCGTAACCCCTGAACCGTGTTGCGGAGTAGCGCTCCTCGGGGACACCGGCGAATTGAATCCAGCTGCAGAACTTATTGCCGACAGCTTCGAACCATTGGAGGATTGCACTCTTCGGCGCGGCTGGGTTCATCGCCTTCCATGCGTTGAAGAGCTCGACGGCTTTCTTCGACGGGATGCGATAAGTTTTTCCACCGTCGATTTTCTTGAAGAGCGAGACACCTGTGTCCATGTATGCGGTGCCGAGTTTCGGGAACACTTGCTTTTCAAAAGTTTCGAGAGTCGTGTCTTCGTTCGAGTCCTGAGTCTTCCGGAGAATGTAAATTTTGCCGCCAGCATTCCAGAAGCCGTGGCCGACTGCTTCCATCGCAATCGCTGTGGTTTTTCCAGTTCCACGACCACCGATGAGAGCGCGCACACGGCACTTGGTCGCGTGGAATTCTTTGATTGAGTTACCTGGAAAATACCACTCAGCTGTCTGCATAAAGTAAAAAGGGGTCTCCCAGTGCTAACCGAGAGACCCCGTCCCCTTGATTTCCCCAATTACCTCCCGGCCTTGTGTGCGGTGTGAATGAAGTCTTTTGTGTTCTTGTCGCCCTCGGAGTGCATGACGGCAAGAGCGGAGCCGATTGCTTTGCCCTTAGTGGCATGGCGGCTCATAATTTTTCCCGTGGCGCGATTTTTCTTCGCCCACTGGCCGGACGGGAGTTTCACAATGTCATACGGCATAGATTTGGGTGCAGGAGCTGGATTTGAACCAGCGACCTTCTGGTTATGAGCCAGACGAGCTACCTAGCTGCTCCATCCTGCAGAAAATTGTTACGGGGTCATCAGGTCGCCGCGAGGATTGTCGCTGGTCGAGCCACTTGAGCCCTTGCGGTCTTCCTGGTTCACCGGCTGGGAGCGCGAATCACTCGGAGAGAATTCGGCCACTCGCGGAGCCTGCTTGGCTTCGGTGCCGGGGCGCTGTTCGTCAGTTTGTCGCATGTCACTCATACGTTAGTTCCTCGGGGTTCGAGACCCGTTCTTTGCGGAGCAATACTCAGCAAGGCGTTTGGCCCGCTGGTCTCGCTCGTTTTTCTGTTTCCGCCCAGCGACGGCTTTTCCTTCAGGAGAAGCTGCCCAGGCGTTAATAGCACGAATTGATTCGAGTCCACCCATAATGCTTCAATATACCACGACTCTTTGGGTTTGGCTACCGCTTCGTGGCGAACCGGACGACGACGCAGGCGGCAAAGGTGTAGATGGCAACCTTCGCCAGAAAGGCGACGGCGCTGATTGCTAGGACGAATTCGATTGGCATGATGGTGACTTTGGTCATGCGCGATGGGCTTCGATAACAGCGTTGAATGCTCGCGCACAAGCAAACTGTTTCCTGGTTCCGAAAGGTCTCCACAAAACTGTGGTCCCTCCGCCCTGGATTGGGATTGTGACTTCGGTGTGAGTCGAGGACATACGGACGATGTTCGACGCGCCTTGAGCTCGGAGAGCCCTGGCTTGCTTTGCGCTGGTCGCAATAAGAATCTCTTCCTTCATCACTATAATATGAGCCGAGGTCGGCTAAATTGTCAAATCCAGGGGTTTCCCCGGGGCTCGGATTAGTAAGATATTTGTTGACACCTAACCGGTGAGGGTATACCGTATCCCCATGAACGAACGACAGAGCAGAATGGAAGAGCTGAAGGCGAAAATCGCCGAGCTGAGCAAGGCCCTCGAAGCCTCCTTTAACGCTGCCCAGAACGACGAGCTGGTGAAGGCCGACGATGAATTCTACCAGCTGTCCCTCGAAGAGGAACGTGCCTTCCGCGCCCCTCACAACCCCTCGAATTTCCATCCAGAAGACTACGAAGTGGTCGAATACCTGGACAACCAGCCGCCCCGTCTCGCGAGCTTCTGCGCGCCCCTGAGCTCCTTCTCGGACCACCAGCGCTCGGTTGAGGCTCACCAGCGGATGATGGACGCCTGGAGGAAGGAAATGGACTTCTTCTTCCCGAACCGTCGCGAGCACAAGCCCTCCATCCACCAATGCACCCACTGCGGGAACACCAGGGTCCGCTACATCGTGGCCTGCCTGCACAAGCCCTCTGGCCAGCACGTCGTGTTCGGCTCGGACTGTGTCGAACGCCTCGGCTTTGCCAACCAGTCGTCCTTCAAAGCCGCCCAGATTCGCTCCCGCGCCGAAGCTGGCAACGCCCGCATGGCTGCTTTTGTAGCGCGCCAGAAGTTCCTCGCTGCGAACCCGAACGTCGCTGCCGCGATTAATGACCTGACCTCTAATGTCGAGCTCCACAAGCGGAACAATTTCGCCCACGACATCCTGGCGAAGTTCAATAAATACGGGAACATGAGCGAGCCCCAGCAGTATCACTTTGTGAAATCCCTGGAGCGCGACCACGAGTTTGCCGCCCGCCGTGCCGCCGAAGACGCTGTGCCGAAGGGTGAATTCCCCAGCGGTCGCATCCAGTTCACCGGCGAAGTCATCAGCGTCAAACAGCAGGAAAGCGATTTCGGCATCCAGATGAAGTGCCTCCTGAAAATCATTTCCGAGGTCGGCACCGGCTGCAAAGTCTGGATGACCCTCCCCTCCGGAGCTGGCGAGGTCTCCCGTGGTGACCGTATCGTGGTGAAGGCCGGACTGGAAGTCTCGAAGGACGACAAATCCTTCGGATTCGGGAAGCGCCCGCACTTCGTGTCTAAAATTGAAAACACCCCGGCAGTTGCCGCTTGACAGTCCGCCGGGAGTAGATTAAATATAAGCCTATGAATTCGACGTTTGGATTTCACGGTCTCCTGAAGGATGCCATAAGCGAAGCCCGCAAGCTGGCAGTAAAATACGACGAGTCGATTAGGGTCTGGGACATCGCCAGCAAAAAGGACCCGGACTGCGAGGTCCAGGGCGTGGCGAAGTCTTACACCCTGGCAACAGACGAGGCCGACAGAAGGGTCAGCGGTATAATGGTCGCGAGGGTGTGGCCGGGAGGGACCTTGGATGTCTATTCAAAGCGGTTTGCAGAAAGAAACGGACTGTGAAAAAGAAACCGATTAAAATCCGCCGGACTTGGGGCACGCTCAAGCCGGTCACCAGGGTCAAGGGTTCAAAGAAAATCTACCGGCGCGACAACCGGCCCCCGGCGGAGTGATATTATGCTACTCATATTCGTCAGCTTTTGCATCGGCCTGTGTTTGCTCTTCACCGCAATCGGTGCGGCCTGCCTCGTCGCCAAGTGGGCCTGGGAGAAGCTGGTCGACCTTATTCAGGTCATCTTCCAGCGGTAAGCTCCAAAGCTGGACGCACCGCAGCAGGTAGAAGTAATTCCCCTTCGGGTCTTTCTTGAGATACCGCTTCAGCCGGTGCGGGTTACAGCAGAGCAGGGTCACAAAAACTCAATCGCGCCCGGGAATCGAACCCAGTCCTCTCGGTAGGCAGTGGCAATTTTCCCACGGCAACCCAAGTGTGTCGAAGCCACCTGAAGCGAGCGCTCGCCCAGGACGCACAACACTGACGCGATTGATAAACTCATGGTCGAGGGTCGATGGTGCTGAAGGCGCATCTGCACCGCTCACACCCGACAAAATTCTGGCCCCACTGCCGCCAAGTAATGTGGTGGTGCTTGCGGTGGGCCACGCGACACCATAAAATCGCGAGGCGTAATTTGAACAGCTTCATGTCAATTCAATTGATTTTACGTCGACTCAATTGATTTTACCGAGTCAACGTCTCCCGTTACGATTTTCCTCCAGCGCTTCGCGATGTCGAGCGGTCCCGGTTCGCTGTGCTTGCCGTCGCTGTTGTCGTAACCCAGGACCTTGTTCATGTCCAGAATCGACTGGCCCCGGCTGGAGATTTCGACGTCCATGAGCTCGATAATTTCTCGGAGCCTTCTCTCCCGAATGTCGTCGGGATGAAAACAGTCGTCGATTAATTGCGAAGCCTCTTCGGCGAGCGGGCTGAGCTCGTAACCTATTGGACCTTTCATGATTTTGTTCTGTAGGAGTTGCAGCCGAACGGTCGGCCAATTAGTGTTGAGATTGAGTGACACGTCGTGCAGGGCCTGGACGAAAACTGGTGCGGGTCTTTCTCCGTCAGTTCCAGGGCGACTTCCAACTGAGCGGAGCGCGCTGCCGATTTCAGAAGCTGAGTCTGGGCCTTGAGCTCGTTCTCAAGCTCTTCAATCCGGTCGTTCATCGCTGCCCATTCCGAAGCGCTCAATTAACGTTCCCCCGGCTAGGGTCGGTGCAAAGGTCGCACTCGCACTTGTAGGTGTGCTTGATTTCGGGGAGGTTCTTGACCTCGGGGACGGGGAATCCAACAAGAGCTTCTCGGCAGTGCTTACAGTTCGGGTCGTAGGCCTTGTGGTCACGGATGTGGCGCAGCCTGCGGCCTTCAGCTCGGACAGCATCACCGTGAGCTCGTGCCTTCTCCCGTTTGGCAGCACGCACCAGGGGGACCGCGAGAACAACCCAGGTCGTGTTAGCAATCACCAGGGCGACTCCCCCGGCGAAGCTGGCCCACTGCCCGAGCTGAGGGTAGTAGAATAAATTCCAGAAGCCCCACGCAGAGAAGAAAGCTGAGACTCGCCAATCGACTCCCTGGACGCTGCGGTCGCGCAGAAGGCGTTTGACGTTTAGCCAGCAAACAACTCCGCCGGTCAGTTCGAAGGCACCGTTAACGAGGTCGGGTATGTTAATCATTCCAATGTTCATTGAGGATTTTGACTAGCTTGCGGACGTCCTTGTCCACTTCTTTGTGGTCGACGTCATCGTAGTCGATTTGAATTGCGAGGCTGCAGTTGTCCGGGGCGACGATGTCCAGCTCTTTGCCCCAGCTGCCGATGCCTTCTACTTTGAATTTACTGCTCATGGTTTTTTGTATTGCTCCCGAATCATCCACCAGAGAAGAATCATCCACCAGAGAATGAGGACGAGGCAGATTGCGTCGACCAGGAGGTTAAACGGAAAGGTGTCACTCAGGCGAGACCAAAAGTCTTGAGGGTTCATTTCCGGATGCTCGGGTATTTGTTCTTGTGCTTGGTGAAGCTCAGGCCGATGCGGGCGCTCCCCTGACCGAAGTTGATGAAGACCCTCGCGCCTTTCTTAGCGGTCAGGCCCAGGCGCGCTACTCGGAGAATCTCTTCGCTGGTCTCGGTAATGAGCTCGACATTGAAGTCGTCGTCATACTCGGTGAATTCGATTTTCATTCGTCGGAGAGTTTGATTGAGATTTGGTTGCTGACGTGGGGAGTGATTTCCAAAGGCCCGCAGCCGTAGCCGGTGACTTCGATGCGGTCTCCGCTCAGGTTGACGCAAATCTTGCGACCGTTGTCGAGCTCGAAGTAGACTCGGTCGTCCTGAATATATTTTCGCTCGTCATTGAGCGGAGCCCAGAGCGAGACCTTCGAGGGAGTCTGACTGTCGAGATACTCCTTCAGTCGCTGCTCGGCGTTAAAGCGGAGCCCGTTGATAAGCTGGATGTGTTTCTGAGCCCAGGCCGGGAGCTTCAAAACCATTTCGGCGCTGACTTGTTTTTGTTTCATTCGAGAGGGGTGACTCGGTTTGCTTTGGCCCAGGCGCAGTGTGCCTCGGCCACGGGGTAAAAATCTTGCTTCGCCGGACCGTTCAGGTCTCGCTTGAAGTCGTCGAGAGCGCGCACCGTGTAACCGTATTTTACGAACGGCTGGTGACGCTTCAGGTAATACCGCAGGAGCGGAGCCGAGGTCCGGTCGTCCGGATTTGAGTTGAACCAGGAGACGAGCTCGGGAACAGAAATGACTTCGCCGAGGTCCAGGGCGTCCTCTCCACCTCTGAATTCCTTGTCCTGCTTGTCGATTCTGGTCACGATGAGCTTGGTCGCAGGCCGACCGATTTCGGTCTTCACGTCCGGCAGCTCCTCGACGACTTGCGTGATGCCTTCTTCGAGCCGAGAAATTTGCTCCTCGGGGAGTTTGAAGGTGAAGAGAGGCGAGAGCAGCCCATTCGCATCCAGGACGAAAAGGAGAACAGAAGAAAGCTTGCTCGGGACGGTCTCCGCCTGGACTGTCGCGGGAGTTTGGGCGGGCTTCGCTTGGGGCGCTCGGTCTTGTGCTTTAATCATTGGAGGGTAATAGTTGAACTTTTTTATTTGATACCGGCTGAATGCAAACCCACTTTTCTGGGTTGCCGGGAAACTGGTCACGGCGGAGCTTGCAAATCTTTCGAGCGAGCGTAGCCCACCCGGAACCGATTAGGTTCAGCTCACCACCTGCGAGAATCTCGACCACCCCGGAGTTGGGGTAGGTGACTTTGTAAAAGGTCGGCTTCACTTCTCCCCGAGCAGGGCTCGCGCCTGTTTGACCTTCTCCCTGCGCTTGCGTTGCGCTGCGCTCATGTTCTTGCGAGTCTGTTCCTCCCGCTCCAGGATGGCGCGAGCCTCTGCTTCGGTCATTGTCTGTTCAGTCATGCTTACACAACAATATATGCACAGGTATTCCGGATGTCAAATAGACCGGCCCCGGATGTGCATTGCGGCGGGAGGAGAAGGGGAGGGGGGGGGGGAGTATATACTTATTATTTTTTCTTTTTCTTAAAGAATATAAAAAATAAGTAATAGGTAGGTAGAGTATTGTCTGTCTATCGCCGAGCTCGGGCGGAGCCCGTTTTCTGTAAAGCCCGCTTCCGGCAAATTCGGTTGTGTTAAGCCGTCCGGCCACTTTTCTGCACATCGCCGAAAACATCGACGGTCGACACCCGCCAGGGGAGGTCCGGCCAAAAAAATCAAATGGGGGGAGGGGGAGTAACGAGCCTGTGTGTTCCCCACCCCGGCCCCGTTGACACCCCTGAATGGGACCCAAAAGGCCTAAGTTGAGATAAGCACCTCGAAGGCAAGCACTTGCGCTACGCCCGGGGGATGGTCCACCCTCCTCAGCTCCCATGCCACTCGCAGCTGGTCGCGCTCCGCTCTAACTCATTGTCTCTTATAGTCTTAGCATCGAAGCGAAGCCCAATTGAATATAACTATTATTGTGCGAAGCGGGGCGACTAAGGTGCTGTGAATCAATGGGTTAGGCGGAGCGCGGGTTGGCACGGGACCTGGAGGCGGGTAGCCCGGGGGGTTGGTCGTCGACTGTGGCAGTGCTAACCGGCCCTCCTCGGACCCACTACAGGTTGTATGCGCTACGCCTAGACCCCAAGCTATAGACACTCGGGCTCCGCTTGGAATACTACAGTAAGACGCTAGAGATACTCAGGTGCCTACCATAGTAACATGAGCAAGTTACTCATGATTGAAACTCTCCGGATGTCGGGCTCAGCTGGCTGGCTCGCCTGGAAGGCCTGCTGGCGGCTCTGGCGTGCCCGGGGGCGAGCTTTCTGGCTCTGGACGCAGGTCGATGACCGGACCATTCCCTTGGGGCAGGATGCGCTCTCCTCGCGGAGCCCCGATTGCGGTCGGCAAGATGATGGTGATTGCCTGCTGCGGGCTGTTCGTGGCGCTGACCTCGGCCCGACGCTCTTGTCCATCGGCTGCGGCGTCACCGAGGGCTCGGTAGGCCAAGTCTGCCAGGGTCCGGGCGTAGGTGCCGATGTTCACGAGGTCTGCTGGCCCTGGTGCTGCCTCGACCCAGACCGGTCCAACCTTGGGGACACTGATGTGCTTGCCGACTCTGTAGGTCCCTTCCTTGATGCCTTGCAGGATTCTGTCGAGCTCCTCGCCCATGCGAACGGCCCGCTGGTATTGCTGCTCTCGGTTCTGTTTGATGAGGGCGAGGCGCGCTCTAATCTCTGGCGGCAGAAGCTGGTTGTTGGCTTCGAGCTGGCTCACCGGCCCTGAGTTGCTGTCGGTCGTGACCAAGGCCCTGGACTGCGCCAGGATTTTCTCTCGCATCACTAACCACTTCTCGTCGATGCTGCGCCTCTTGACCGACTCAGGTGGGATTCCGAAGACCGCTGCGACCTCATCGAGTGTGCTGCCGCCGACGTATGCCGTGAATGCTGCGGCCCAATTGTGCTGTGCGATTGCCATAGATTAAATATACCACACACAGCTACGGCTGTCCCTCGAATAGGTCGCAGGCTTCCTCGAAGTCTTCGAACTTAAAGTCATTCCAACTCGGCTTGTCCGGCCAGCTCTTCATGTAACGCCAGTTCCCGAACATCACCAGTTTTTTGTCACGCTCTCGTTGTGCCTTCAGAGATTCTCTGACCGGTCGCCTGCGCCATCGGTGCATTAAGTCGCCCCGCCTCAGAGATTCTGTGTCGAACTTCTGGCCGCATTCGTTGCAGTTACTCAGCTGGTGACCTTGGCTGGCTCCGCACCAGCAATAGGGTCCATCAATTGATTGCTGCAGCCATTCTAGGGCGCTCTGGACTTTGCTATTCATCACACGCTCATGTGCAGCGAGTCCAAGCTGTCGTCGTAATGCACACCGCAGCGAACGAGCTCGTCGACTTGGTCCTGAGTGATACCGGCCTTCTCAAGTTGCTCTGGGTCGACAGCCAGCCAGATTTCATCGTGCTCCGCCGCGCTCACCATGTCAGCTGTTCCCGGCACGAGCTGATTGATAAGGTTGAAGGCCAGCAGGTCCTGCCGTGCCTCGGGTTTCACATAGGGACGACCAAGCCAGCGCTCGGTTGCTTCTTCGAACATTGCTTTGATAGTCATATCGGCTCATTCAATCGCGTAGAGCATCCCCTCGAACAGTTTGATTTTGCTCCACCGCTTGCCGCGCACCAGCAGCGCAATCCATTTGCTCGGCACAACGGTGCAGAACTTCTTAATCTCTTCGACACGTCTCTTCGGTATGTCGTAGTGGTCGACATGAAACCAGCAGCGTTTAATCTGCAGCAGCCTCGCCATTTGGTGCAGGTTGTCGACGCTGTAGGGAATGCACACGAGGTGCCTGCTCTCGTCGCAGAAGAACTTCAGTGGCTGTTGACTCATGATAGATTGTGGACCCTGCCTTCGACGCACGCGAAGAGAATGCCAGGGCGAAACACCCAGCGCTCGCTCTGCGCTCGCTCTGCGATTTCCTTGAGCTCTTTCATGTTACCGAAACTCGCGTTAATCACGAGGCTGATGACGATGGGCTGGCCCTTATGGTCCGCTTCCAGTAAGTAGATGTCGGCTCTCATGGTGTCAGTCTTCGAAAATTCTTTTCCCAAAGTTCTTTGGCAATCACCGTCGCCACCTCGCCCACCACTTCCTCGCGCAGGAAGCAAAACTCCCGGTGCAGAAGCTCGTGGATGAGTGTGTCCATGTAGTGCAGAGAGCTCAACCTCGGGTCAATCTCGATGGCTCCTGTGTTGAACGAGTCGCAGTGGCCCCACACCGTGTCCTTCCCTTTGTAAGGGTCACGACTGAGATTGCGCTCGACGACCGGCGCGAACTTCTTCGATTTATTTGGTGATACTCTCATAAGAACTGTGCTCCCCAGATTAATGCCTCGGCTGCGTTGGCAAAGGCTGGCCTGCGCTTCGCCTTGATTGCAGCGAATCTTTTGCTCAGCTCCTCGTCGCCCATTTCACTGAGTGTCTCGCTCAGATAGCCGAACGCTGTCCGCTCTTCGGGGTCTCGGGTGTTCTTGTCGGCCTCGGCGCGCAGAGCATCGCAATCGTTGCAGGTCTTGTAGCGAGCTGGCTCGTGGTCCCAGATGCCAGAGACACGGTGATACTTCTCACCCTCCATGATTAAGCCGCCGCACTCACAGCACTTATGCCGCTTGCGCGCCTTGGGCTCCGCTTCGGTTATACACGATGGCAGCTCACACATAAATTCTTGGGGCGATTGGGTTCAGGATTGGTTCGCTATTGCCGAGCACCATCGCAACTCGGCAGACTTCCTTCGGCTCGGTGCGCCACCGGTAGCAGTGACAGATGACGCAGAGACCGGCGCTCACCTTCATGATGCTCTCGCAGTTGTCGCACACCTTGCAGGCCTCTGGGTTCGCAATAATCTTCTGGGCCTGGGCTAATCGTTCTTTGTTCATGATGGGTTCTGTAATTTCCTCTCGTGGCACTCATCCCAGGCGCGCTTTCGAAATTGGCAGTGCAGCTCGCTGTCGGTGAACATCGCGATGTGGGGAACGTCCCCGCTCTTGATGCCCACTTTGCCAAGCAGCCATTGCCAAGTCTTGGGCGGGCATTGCCCCTTCACTGCATAGCTTCGGCCTGTTATGCTTAAGTTCATGAGTTAAAGCGTTTCAGAATGTTGCCCAGCTCCATCGCGTCCTGCAGTGTCTGCCCAATCTGCTGTAGCGTCTTCAGCTCGTGCTCGATTAGGCTCAGGCTGGCCTTGCGCACGAGGTTGGTGCTGCTCTTGAGGTCCTGCTGCTTGCGATAGAGCTCGTCGCATTTCCAGTTAATCCACTGCAGTTGTTCTTGTATTTTGTTCATCATTGTTCTTCGGGGTTTGTTATTGCTTTGAACGGCGGGAGCTTGCTCGGGACACCTATGGCAATCGCTTCCCAGCGGAGAATCTCTTCGTCGACCGGCGCTGACTTCATTTCGCTCAGCTCCCAGCTCGCCTTGTTGGCCCAGCGTTTGAGGTCGAGGTAGTAGACCGTGCCCAAGCTGCCTTCGGCTGGGAACACGATGATGTCTTTCTTGAAAGGCTCCTCGGTGCCTCTGAAGTAGCGGGGAAAAGTTTTCGGGGGCATATTAGCGGTCTCGGTTTAAGTTCCGGTATTTACAAAAAGCGTTTGAGAATTCAATGTGTGCAGCGCGGATGTCGTCGACTGCAGAAATGATAGAGGCCCAGGCGAGTCGTTCCTTCTTCTGGGCTCGTGCGCAGGCCTTGTAAGGATGATTGGGGCGTTCGAGGCGCAGGAGCTTCTCTTCGGCTGCCTCTTTTATTTCAGATGCGTTCATGGGACAATTTTGTGTGCTGCTAGTTGTGCTGTCGGCCAAGTGGTCTCCCAGTCGCTGTTGGTGCGCTTAAACTCCTGGAAGACCACGCTCTCGGATTTGCTGAACTGAATCGAGCTGCCGTTGTTCCGCCATACCTTGCGGATTTCCACCAACTGAATTGCGGCCTCTCGAAGTGTCATCTTATTTACGTGGTTGCGACTAGGGTTTGTTCGGCAGTGGAGCGCAGGCCCGCCCGTTGCGGCCTCGGTGCTGCGTTCCAGCGGCGTTTGTTTTCCAGGTAGAGTGAGCGGTGCGCACTCTGGCCTGTTCCAGTGCCGTGCCCCGAATACTTTCGCAGTAGCTTTGCAGTTTTTCCATTCATGTGTTTTAAATACCGTAGACCGATTTGCTGATTGCGCCGAGTGTGTCGATTAAGCTAGTGGTCCGGCTCTCGGCCTGATTAATGTAGCGCAGGGCTGTCTCGTGCCGTGACTCGTCGGGGTGCTTGCTCGCGACCGCGAAGAGCAGCTCGTTGTAGAGCTCCTGAACACTTCGGCCCTCGTTCACTGCCTCGGAGCCAATGATTTCACAAGCTCGCTCGTGTGTGATGGGCTTGTAAACGTGTGCCCACTCTTTGACGTGCTCGACCATCGAGCGGTCATCCGCACACGGGCACCATCTGTTCGCCCTGTCCGACCACAGGAACCCAAAGCATCGCTCGCTGTTCGAGCGATACACAACGTCTCCGTTGAGCCAGAAGAGAGGGAATGACACCACCGGCACTTCTAACTTGCGTCGGCGAGGTCTCCAGTGCGTGAGTAAAGGCTTGCCAGCTTTGGTCTCTTCCTTGGCCCAGCCTTGCCTCTGTCGCCAGACCTCGTCGGTGCCGATGATTATTTCGAAGGGTTCGAGGAGCCTGTAGCCTACCCCGGGCTCCGCTTGTTCGATACGATACTGAGCTCGCCGAGGAGCTGAGTGTGTCACTGTGCTTACGTTCATCATAATTTTGCTAACAGTTCTGCTTTGGTTTTTGCTGCGCGCTCTGCCGGGACCCAGGTCAAATCGTCGTCCCGGCTGGTCTTGTTTCCTACCTGATACTCCACCTTCGGAGTCTCAGGAGTCGCCCCAGCATAGCGGGCAGTTTGTCTGACCCGGACTTCGATAATATTCAGCAGCTTGACTTGGTTGTCAAGTAGGAAGTAGCCAGCGCTTCCTGCATCCATTTCAGTTTCGATGTTCATTGTGCTTCGGAGTTGATTATAGTTTCCTGGTAGACGCTCGGGCCATTCGCCAGAAGTTTCTGATAGAACTCTGATAGAACTGCGCGAACCCTACCACTGTGCCGTTGAGAATCTGTTTCGAAAACTCATCGAACAGCCGCTGCTTAATCCAGTCGGTCTCCTCGGCCAGGATGTCGGCCTGAATCTCTCTGCAGAGCGGGCCAATGTCCTTGTTCTCGTTCGTCAGCTTACCGGCTTCGCGCAGGTGCTGAATAGCCTTGAGCCAGCGTGCCTCGGTGCGCAAACAGTTCGTGAGCTTCTCGACAATCTCTTTCGCTCCGTCCTTGCCTGGGTTGCCAGGGATAGTTGCGCGCTTCTCTTTGAAAGCAGGCGCGACGATTTTAGCAGTCATCGGGGCCTTCGCTAACCTGTGGTCGAGCGGTGTCGAGCTCTCGGATTCGGGGTGAACCTTCGAGTAGTTCTTCACCACCACACCCTCGACCTTTACACCACCGAGCTGAGACTCGCGGGAGTGATACTCGCCGAAGCTGTCGAAGTTCGTAGTCACCGGAAGGTAGCCCTGGTAAAAGACCTGGACCGCTTCGATGCCGAGCTCTGCTGCCCACATTTCACGCGCACCGCGACCGGCGTAGGAGCCATCCGGCAGTCGGACATCGAACAGCACGAGGTTGTTCTTCGGCACGCGAGAGTAGGCCAGGATGTTGTGCTTCGGCTTCGCGAGATACTCGCATTGAAAGATAAGGCCTTCGAGGCTGACGGTGTGACTGCTTCTGTAGAGCACCATCTGCACCGCGCCCACGGCGTTGCTGAAGGCCAGCTTAAACATGCCCGGGTCGTTGGGGTCAATCGGCTGGCCCTTGCTGCGGCACTCAATCTTGCCGTTGACGACACCGAAGCTGAATTGCGAGCCGTCGATTTTCTCCTCGACCTGGACGAGGTCTTCGAAGATGCAGCTGTTGTGGCGCTGACCTAGCGCGTAGATTTTCGGAATGCTTGGGAGGTTCATGATTTATTCTGGTTTGATGTTCTCGCTCTTGAGCCTTCGGCTCATCACAACTTTATACGCTGCGGCCTCGGTGGTCCCGTGACCGCTGATTTCTTGCGCCTCGCAGTTTCGGTGCGGGCAGTAGACCGTGATACCGTCGTTCGGGTCCAGTGACGAGCCTCTCTGACTCGCCATCGGTTGTTTGCAGACTGGGCAGTTCATTTATTGACAAGCCCGTGGTCAACGTCGAGAGCGAACTGCACGATACTGAACGAGTCAGCGTATTCCTTGGACGCTTTCGCGCTGGGCATAGCAGCCTCGGCCAGCTCCCGCGAAGAGTAGATGCCGAAGATTGAGAAGCCTTCGTAGTCGTAGCCAATCTCAATTACGAAAACCTGGGGACCAGAGCGCTCCAGGCGCACGGCTTCGGCCTCGGCTGCAACAGCTGCATCGCGCAGGGCCTTAGCCTCGGCGAGTTTCTCGTCTTTGAGTTGGCGGAGGGTTTTTTCAGAGTTGTCCATAGTTTTTATAGTTTTGAGACCAGCACCGACAGCTCGTGACCGATGTAGGCCAGCTCCACGGCGATAACCAGGAGCAGGGTGAGTGCGGTGCAATCGTTGAGCTCTCTAAGCATTTCACGAATTTTGTTCACGCCCTACAATCGCACCGCACAAGCCACGTCGCAAGTTTTATTTCGTCCGCAGTTTTACTGAGGGCTACCCAGGGGTTCCCTGGTGCTCTCCGCCGGGAGGTGCGCAACGTGGCCCGGGTCAATCGCAGGGTCGACCTCGCGCAGCAGTCCGCAGATGATTCGAGAGAATACCCGAGGGGCACTGTCTGCAGCGAGCTGTGCAGAAGACTCGCCGTCGATGTTCGGCATGAGCTTCGCGAAGTCCACACCCTCGACAAGTCTGGTGATGACATCGGCCAGAGAGTCGAGAGGGATGCGGTAACCCTTCTGGTAATACTTCAGCACGCGCAGCATCGAACCACCAGCGTCTTCGTTGCGAACTGGGTTGCGGTAGATGAGCCGCTTCCCAGCAACGTCGCAGTAGAAACGCTCGTCGCACACTGAGTGCCAGTCGGTGCCGGTCCAGCTGAACGCAGCGCAGCAGCAGGTGAAGTCGAAGCTGTCGGCCACGCTCCGGTCCGAGCCGAAGCTCCAGCGGTGGATGATTTGAATGGTTGGCTTGAAGGCCAGCAACGTGTAGGCGTTGTCGGTCGTCCAGATTCGGTTCAGCTTTTTGCCGTCTTCAGCGGTGAACTCGTCGCTGCTACTGTCGGGCAAGTCGAAGAGCTCGGCGTTGAGCGTCATCGCCAGGAGCAAAGCCGTCTGCTTGTCCGGGCAGAAGACGTCGATGTCGTTGATTGGGTCCCCGGCGACGATGGAGCGGAGGAAGCCCCCGCCGACAAAGATTTTGTTAGCCCACTCCGGGCGCTTCATTATTGTCAGAAGCTGCTTCGGGGTTCGGAGGAGTGCAAACTGCAGGTCGTGATACGTTAGACTGTTCATGCTTTTTTGTTTCTTGGTTAAGTGCTTTCTCTAAATCTTCGATGATTACTTCGAGCATCGCGCCAAGGTGCCGGAAGCTGTGCAGCTGCCTCATGGTGATGACGCGCTCCGCTCGGTGAACCCGACCGTCTCTAACTTCCTGGTAGGTTAGGCGTAATGTTCTCATACCAGTCCCTCCTCTTTGAGGTAGCTCTCGAAGTCTGCCGTGGCGACTCCGCACCAGCTTGCCTCGCGATACATGGTCTTGTAAAAGTCCTGAATCATTTCCCACTCGTCGGTGTCCGGCTGCGGGTCCCGAGGGACACAGATGAGACGGTGAAAGGTCCAGTGCTCTCCGCTCACGATGCTGTTGCTCAGTGTCGCGAAGCGAATGTCGAGCTCGCCATTGTCTTGGCTGAGGTCGCGCACCCAAAGCGCGCTGCGCTTGCCCTGCATGAGCACAGCATCGCGCATCGTCTTCTGGACATCGTCGGGCACGAACTTGGTCGTCTCATCGTTGTTGGCCTCGATGATGTGGGTCGCATTGCCCTGCTCGCTGCGGGAGCTTAGGCTTCGGAGAGACATGAGGGGCCTGTGACGTAAACCGAGTTGCGGGTGCGGAAGCCCTCGGGCGAAACCTCCAGGACCTTCGATGTCTGGAAGATGCCGTCAGCCTTTTGTCCGTTGCGCCGGTCGCGGAACACCAGGACGCTCTCGCCCACCTTGATAGGTCCGGCCAGCTCGCCCTCGATTTCGTATTCAACCGGCAGAGATAAGCCGTCCCCGTGGTCGCCGATGCCAGCGACGTGGTCAGCAGCCTCTCGCGCCAGGGCTCCGCCCGGACTCGCAGAGATTTTCTTGATTTTTATTCGCATGATTCGATTAGCTTTCCTGTTCCTTGGCACACATAGCAAGGCACGGTCAGACTGCCCTGCGGCAGCTCTCCGTAGCCTTCGCACTCGGTGCATTGAAAAGTTTTGGGCTCCGCTGGTTTCGCAGGCGCGGACTTGGACCGCTTTTTACCGAAGATTCTGTCGTAGCCCGCTCGATATACTTTCGTCGAGACGTTGGACTCCGGTCGAGAACCTTTACCTGCTCTTGTTGTGATGTCGGTGTATGCCATTAGTTTTAGTATTTCATTTTAGTATGGTGTCCCATTGAACTACCTTGCCTACGTTCCAGTGTCCGCGAAGCATTGTCTTCAGCTGTTCCGGGGTGTTGACCCAACGTCCGAGGTCCTTGCCCGAAAGGGGCGCGTTCCACAGGACGAGAAAGCCGTCCTTGTAGCGGAATATTTTGAGGAGCTCATTTTCTTGGGTGCCGTCGACCGGAAGGTCTGCAGCTTGGTCA